CGCAATGAATCTTGATGAATGTACCATCGATTTTTTCTATTTTTACTTCTTCACTGCCCATGACTGAATTTGATCCATTCGATGGCTGATCGTATATTCCATTGCCTATTTCCTACGATCTTTACGACACCATCCAAATAACTCACTAGTTCTTTCTTTTCAGTAATTTGTCTTTCAAGACGAATGACATCATCATCCGCATCAATGAACCGATCAACATCGGTCTTGAGAATATTTAGGTCGAATGGCTCCCACTTAAAACGGTCTAGTTCCTCTTTAGACAGCTTTCCTGTGTAATATAGCCACTTGTATTTCCGCATAACGCGAAGGGTTCTTTCATCCTCTGCAAGGGCTTCCTTATGCTTCTTGAGGAATAGAAGATACTTGTTATGGATCTGTGGAGTATTAACCGATTCTATTGCTAGTTCGGTGGAATCAATCTTCAGATCTTCTTGGACTTGTTGTTTTAGTTCATCAAAATTCATAATATAATTATACACATTTTTTAATAAAATCAATTATGGGTCTAAGCTTCCTGGGTCTGGATCAAAGGAATAATAAGTATAAGCAAATGTAACAGAAGCTTTTATAGGAACATTTGATTGAGCTTCTGTAGTAAATCTAATTCCAGATAAAGAAACTGGATATAATTCATGAAAATAAACTTTTTTAAGAGTTTTATAAGTTCCTTTAGTTATATTTAAAACACCTAGAGTTGTCCAATCTTCAAAGGCTAATTCGTTATTTGTATCATCTGTATCAATGTTTCCAAGATGACGCATCCATTTGTATATCTCAAGCCAATTCATCATTTGTTCATCTACTAAAAACGATAAAGTTAAATTTTCAAATCTGTATGCACCAATTGGTCTTTTGATCGGAATACCCAAAGTTGTTGGTTGATCCTGCGATTCTAGGATTAATGTTGGTAAATTTACTTCTTGACAATAATAAACAACATTTGGTGTTCTTGGCAAATCAAAAGTAAAATAATTTTGACCTAGTGTTGATATTTCAGTAAATGACATAAACTATGTAGAAAAGAAAACGGGAGCCATTTCTGGCTCCCGTTTCCGAAGTCTTAGATACTACTTATCAGTTGGTGTTACCGTGTAGATTGATAACACGGAAGATACGGTAGTACTGGTTTGCACTTTCAGTCATGGTTTCGCCATCTGGAGCACCAGTTGTGGTGTTAATGACGAAGGGGTTAGCAACCATGCCGTAACGGGTCTTGAAGCCGATCTTGGGCTGGAAGGTGTTGGGATCGACTGCACGGACCATCTGGAGTGGGACGTATGGGCAGTAGAACAATCCAGCGTCGTAGGGGCTTGCACCACGGTAGCCGACGCAAACGAAGTCAACGCCAGACTGAACATAAGGATCGATGTAAACGCGCATCTTGCCATTGAGTACGCCAGCAAATGTGTTGCCAGTATCATCAATTTCAAGCTGGTTGTTTAGAGCGGGGCTGATGTTTAGCCATCCACCCATGGCGAGGGCTGAAGCAACATCCGATGAGCAGATGATGAAGTTGCCCTTACCACGACGAGTTTCCTTAGCGATCTGGTTTGCTTCGCGTTCAATCTGGAACATGAGGCCACGGAAGCGTTCAGCTGACCAACGACCGTCTGAATCAAGTAGTAGGTCATACACGCCACCAGCTGAACCTGGGCCTGAAGCAGATGCCTTGGCATTCAAGTCGCTCTGTTGTGCTCCGACCTTAGCAACGTGGTAGATGCCACGAACGACTTCGCGGTTGATTTCAGCAAGAATTTCAGTGCTGAGAATGTTAGCGAGTTCGGTTTCAGCGTCAAGTCCGTGAACAGCCTTGAGATCCTGAGCAAGTTCAGTGGTGTAGTCTGCCTTTAGAGCGCGAGTCTTAGCCTGAACAGCAACCTTGTCGATTGTGAAGGCCATTTCTCCGAACTGCTTACCGTTAGAAGCACCTAAACCTTCAGCCTGACCAACTAGCATACCCTTGAAGTCATTGCTATAGAATGTGTTCTTGGTAGCACCAGATGTGCCAGAGAAAAGGCTTAGACCGTAAGTGGTGCTATATGATACGCCGTCCATATATCCACCGTAACCAGCAGTACCACCTGAACCACCGAATGGTACGAAGGGTTCCTGGAACATAGCTTCTCTTCTTAGAGGAGTTGGAGCTAGTTCAGGATCGTACTTGGGACGCATTGCAAAGATGAGTCCGGTTGGAGCAGTCATGGGCTGTACGCCGCAGATGTCGTAGGCCATGAGGTTTGGCATTGCGCGACGAACAAGGCTGATTAGAATTGGATCGTAACCAGCAATGTTGTTTGATGCACCACCAAAGACGTTGCTGATTGGACCACCTAGGGTGTTGTCTTCAACTAGTCTTTGCTGACGCATTGCTTGCTCTTGGTTCTCAAGAAGCACAGCAGTTACCTTACTTTTGTAAGTATCTTCAATCTTTGGGAGTGCATCGTGGCTTAAAACTGGCTCCCACTTCTCAGTTAGAATATCGTATGGTGTTGTATCGTCAAAATTCATGTGTATCTCCTAATATTTTATTTATAAAATTTATTTCTTTAAGTGTCTACTAATAGCTTTTCTGTAAAAATCCATTGTTCCTTCAGTGATTACTTCAGGTTCTGTTGATGTGTCAAGGATATCCATTTTTTGTGTATATCTTGGCATCTGGGAAACTGGAGCCTGATGGTTTGACGAATTGTTACCGAAATAACTTTCTCTTAAAACTACAATCTTGCTTCTAAATTGATCTGCATTGTCAAACTCAATGCCTTCAGCTAATGAGGCTAATTTTTCAATTTGAGTTTGTGCCATGCCCTGTGTTTCCTGGGCAAAAACAGCAATTGCATTTGATTCCAACAATTTCTTGCGAAGAGTGATGTTTTCATTTACTGACTTGTTAATGGTATGGTTTTGTTCTTCGATCTTGGTGTATAGTTCATCAAGAACATCATACTTTTCATTTGGAACATCGATGAAGTTAGTTTCGAAAAGTTTCTTTAGTCCGAAGATGAAGTTTTCTGCAAGTTCTACTTTGATTCCTCTTTCGACTTGTAGTTTATTTTCGTTGATCCATTCCTCAACAACATATGAGAGATAATCATCGATTTTGCCTGTTAGTTCATTAACAGTTTCGGCTAGAGCGTTGTTATACTTAACTTCGCAACTTTCATTAATGTTTGCAGCCAATTCATTGGCCTTTTCGTTTACTGCGGCAACAAAAATTGTTTTGGCCTTTTCAACAAAGTCTTCTGAAAGATCTGTATTTGCAAATAGGGCTGCTAAATGCTCTTTTAGATCTTCTTCTGAATCGCTTTCTTCAGTTTCCTGAGCTTGAGCAGGAATTCCTCCCTGGGCAGCTAGTTGAGCAATCTTTGGAAGAATTGAAGCTAGATTCTGCTGAACAAAGGGTAGGGTGATGTTTGAATCAGCATCAAAACTTCCCTTTCCTTCTATATCCATATCGCCTTTTTGTGTTATATCAAAAACTTTATTTGGTGTATTCATTTTTTTCTCCGTTATATTTATATTTAAATTTATTCTAAATTCCCATATTGAATTTTATAAGCATTAGTCCCAACACCCATTCTTCTTAGCTGTGCTCTAGACGTATTTGCTATTGCAGCTGGACCGAATAAATATGGAGCTAATAAAGTAGCAATTCCTGCTTCTTTGTACTTTGATCCTAATCTACCGATAGGTCCTTGTCCCTTTTCATCGGATCTATAAGCAGCATAATCAGAACCGATGATGGGAAGATTTTTTCCGTATTTAGCAAATAAATCTTTGAAAAAGTTTTCATTCAAATCATTATTTTTATGCATATTACTATATGCTTCATTTAAAGAAGAAAGTTGTTTTCTATCTAATCTCATTTTATTTTTCTTAAGAAATCTGCAAAAAGTTTAATTGATTCTGCTTGTAGTTTTCTAGAGGGAGTTTTCTTTATGGTGTTTCTATATTCAGCAATTTGCTGTTCCTTGAGAAGACCGTTATCCCAAACCCATTCCTTGCCTTCCATGATTCCGTTGACGAAAGCATTTGGTGCTGAAGGATCTGCAACAATATCGATTGCTGCAAGCATGAAGTCTTCTTTCACGACATTTATTCCACCGCGTTTTTCTAAAGAACCCATTCCACGGGTTGAGACTCCAAGCTTGACACCTTCGCTCATCAGATTCTTTACAATCTGACCGCATGGGGTATCAAGAATCTTGGCCTTACCGTAGAAATCGTTGTTATTTTCGTAGAGCCAGGTGACTTTATGAGAAACACGATCAAGATTTACTGAAGGACCAGTTGGGTGGTTTAGTTCGCCAAGAGCACGATTCTTGTTCACATATTCAGTAACATATCGATTGGCTTCTTTGGCAAGAATTTGCTTTGGATAAACTCTGCCATTTTTATTCTTTTGTTCGGCCTGCATGAAAACACCTTCGATGAAATATTGCTTTTCACCGTCTTTGTTTTCAGTTAGGTATGCTACTTCTTCAACTGTTTCGGTAATTAATTTCATTCTTCGCCTTCTTCGCAACCTTCATCCTCGTCCTCGTCCTCTTCCATGTCATCGTCTTCATCACCTTCTTCATCAGTGTTTGTGCCGCCTTCAACGTCTTCTGGTTCATACCATTTGCCATCACCGTCGCTGTCTTGCCAGCGAGGTTCTTTTTCTTCATTGAAGGTTTCTTTAGCAACGCGAATGTATTCTTCTGCTAATCTCTGTCCTAGCTTTACAGCCAAGTCCTCTGAAATTAACTTTTTAGCGTTTACAGCGTTTTCGTCTAGAATAGAATGAATTATTTTTTTAGCTTTCATGGTTTTCCTTTTAGTATTTATATTTTTAATAATTTATTATTCTGGCGGTTGTTCCTGCGCCATCTGCATCTGTCTCATTTCTTCTTCTTGCCTCTTTTGGATGTCTATTTGCATTTCACTATCCAAAACGCTTATTTCTTCTTCAGTTTGCTTTAGGATATTTCTTCTAATATAATTTGAAGAATAATATCTGCCTATCATCGGCTCCATAGCCAATGCTAAATCCATTCTTGCAGAAAGAATTTCTGCGTCTTTTAGATCATTGAAATAAGAGTCTCTATTAAAGACAAAATTAATATTTTGGTTTATTTCTTCCCAGTCAGATTCAGTTATAACTCCCTTTAGAATTAGTTGAATTCTTAGAAGTTGCAAGAACATAGAAGAGAACTTATGACGCAAACGTTCAATAAATTTATAGAACTTGACCTCATCTCGCGTAATTTCAGCAGATCTTCCGAGATTAAAGCCATTCTCTCCTACTAATCTTGAGGGTGGGATATTTAGAGCATAGTATAACTTTTTCTTGAAATATTCAACGTCGGTTAGCTCACCGAGATTCTGTCCCCCGTCCAGGGTTGAAATTTCTGTTCCTCTACCACCTTCGCGGCGAGGTAACCAGTAGTCTTCAAGCATCGCCATTTGATTTCTATCGTCCTTGACTTCTCCAGTTGTCTGGTTATAAATCATGCGATTGCGATACTTATTCATAAGCTCACGGACATACTGTTCTGCCTTTTGCTTTGGCAAGTTACCAACATCGATATAGAAAATGCGACGTTCTGGGGCGCGAGAGATTCGATATACGACAATGGCATCTTCGATCTGACGTAACATGTTGAGAGGTCTGATGGCCTTGTGAAGGTAACCAACGACTCTCTTGGTGTTCATATCCACCATTCCGGAATGCACGAAGCAGATAGAATCTGGTGATATCTTCAAACCAGATGTTGGAGTCCCAATTACTGAATTTTTATCAGTATTCGTATATACGAAAAATTCTTCGACATCTTTAATTAAAGATAAATTATTTCCATCCTGTCGAGTATTTTTTGTTTTTATTTTTCTTACCTTTTTGACTTTGGTTGAATCTAAAGGTATTAATTGTTTTATTCCACCAGATGGATCTTCAGAATTTATTGAAATATAATAATATAACTTTGAATCTACATACCATCTTCTGAAGATTTCATAACCTTTATCTTGGAAATCTAATAATTTTAAGATTTCATCAAATTCGCTGTAAATTTTGCTTTTAATATTATCTGAATAACTTATTTTGGATAAATCTAATTTTACTGGCTTTCTATCATTTCCCATAACTACAGATTCATTTGTTATTTCATCTATAGCAGTATCGACCTCTGGGAATAATGACATTGCTCTGTATTGTGCAATGCTTGCATTTTCGTCCTTCATGGATCCCATGAAATCGACAAAAGTACCATATACCCCAGCTCCTTCTACGGTATATGCTCCATCAAACTCCTCTGGCGGAGTAAATGTTTGAAGTGCTGCTTGCTCTTCTTTATTATCTCTACTTAATTTAAATCCAAATAGTTTTAATTCCATAATGTATAAATCTCCATGTTATGTAGTTGAAGTAGTTGAAGTTCCTGAACCGCTTCCGGTTACTGGATCAGTTGCTACACCAGGGGTTCCAATAAGATCTTCATATTTTACATACCTGAAACAAAATGTAACATCAAATTCTGTATATTGATCTCTAGCCTGCATCTCCATATCGAGTTTGGAAATACTCTGGGGCCAACAATCAAATAATGTAGCTTTTTTCAAAACTTTTGTATCGTTTAAATCTAATTGTTCAACTATTATATTAACAACTAATTGTTCAAATGAATCGTAGGATTCATCTGTAACATTTGTAGTATGTTTATTAATTAAATTATTCCAGCGATATAAATCGTACCATAAACTTTCAAGAAATGTGGTTGGTTTCTTTAAATCATCTAAAACTGTTATATTCCATAAATTTGACACTTCTCCATAAATTCTATCTCCAGGATAATAAATCTTTCTACCCTGGTAATCAATTGGATTAGCGGTTATAATTGAAGCTGGAAGAGATGTAGCAGAGACATGAAAAGAATCAAATTTTACAAAATCATTAGTTCCAGATCTAACTCTATATCTGTTTCTTCTTGTACCACCAGAAAAATTTCTTTTAAATTTTGATATGGACATTTTAATTAATTATCCTTGGTTTTCGTGGTCAGTATATTCAACATATCTGAAGCAGAATGTAACTTCAAACTGAGAATATTGATCTCTAGCCTGCATCTCCATATCAACCTTTGAAATACTCTGGGGCCAACAATATCTTAGAGTTGCAGTTTTTAAATCTAGATTATCATTTAAATCAAATTGTGTAACTGTTAGTTTAGCAAGATAAAGAGATTCTATATTTCCATCTGAAGTGTTTGTGGTGTGACCATTTATGTTTTTATTCCATGTATGAAGTTGTTTCCACAATGAAGAACTTCCTGCGCTTCCCTCAATATCGTCCAAGATTGTAATTGTCCAAAGATTAGAAGCTTCTCCATAAATTCTATCTCCAGGATAATAAATCTTTCTACCCTGGTAATCAATTGGATTAGCGGTTATAATTGAAGCTGGAAGAGAAGCAGCAGCGACATGGTATGGGCTAAAATCTGCCAGTACTGTAGAACCACTTTCACGAATAGCTGGACTTACTTTAAATCTATTTCGTCTTGTACCACCATCAAAATTTTCTTTAAATTTTGCTATTGACATTTAAATTCCTTTCAAGCAGTTGGATTTGAACTAAATCCGCCTTCGCCAGATTCTGTTTCAATTCCTTGAATTTCAATGTAATTATAAAGCATTCTAACTGTGAACGAGTTAAATGCACTAGAATCCATTTGGAAACTCAGTGGACTCACAAAGGTTGGCCAGCATTCTCTTAATCTAATAGCCTTTTCTACTCCACCATCTAGTCTTAGCTGATAAACATACCAACTATCACTAATAATATCAGAAAAACTATCGCTGTCTGCTGAGTGTTCGTTATCTGCCTGGTTATTAAATAATTCTGTCCATGCTTGAAATCTAGCATATAAACCACCACTAATATCATCTAATACAGTGATATCCCATGGTTCATAGATTCTATCTCCAACATATGGAATTTTTCTACCTCTATATGGAAAGTCAACTACACCTAGAGTTGCATTTGGGAGACTCGTTGAAAGAACATGAAATTTTAACTTTTGAGCGTTAACCAGATCAGTGCCAGATGATGTTGGTAACACACCATTTACGACAAATCTATTTTTTCTAAGACCGCCTTTAAACCCCTGAATAAAGTTTGAAATTGAATTTTGACCCATTTTTACCTCTCTTTATGTAGTAAAATTTAAATTTATAATTGTTTCGCCTTGAATAGGAGTAAGAGATATATCCACTACAAATTGTCTAGCAGATATAACTTCTTCCGTATTATTCGATGAATCGCAAACTACATTGTAGTAAGAAACACCATTTCTATTTGCTATATCTTCCATTATGGTATTCATCTTAGTTCTGATGAAATTTCTCAATTCTGGTTTATTTGGGTCAAAAATATAACGATTTATTATACTTTGTCCATTTCTGGATATAAAAGATATTAAATTTGTAAAAGTTACACTTCTTTTTTCAGGAACAACATTTGAATATTCTCCAGAAAAATCGCTAGAAAGATAATATTCTCCATTATACTTTAGTATTGTGTTTATGCCTCTTAAGTGAGCTATTCCGATTTCAGAACCAGCAGATAAACTCAAATCGCTTGGGGTTTTTGGCAAAAAATCTTCAGACGTATATATTTTTGGAAGATTTATAGTTGTAAAATTTTGATTTAGTATTTTACCATTTTCCAAATTGGCAGGATTAGCCCAAGCATTAGTAGAATACAATCTTGAAAATATTCCAGATATATCTGATAAAACTGATATTAAAACATACGGATTATTTGAATATTCTTCGTCATTTGATATATCTTCGTCTGAAAAATATCTTTTTATTCTTTTAACTCCACAAACATTGAAAGTCATCTGATTGAAATCTTCATTATTTAATTCACTTCTTAAATAAAAATCAGAAAACTTTAAATTAATATCGCTAAGATTTGTATCAATATAATAGTATTTTTCTGGAGTTTTAAACGTAGAAGAATCTATACTAGTATTTAATAGTAAAGGTATCTTTATCTTTGAAACTTCAGTTTTTAAAGTCGAAGATATGGTAGTTTTTAACGGATCATATGTAAGAAATACCAAATTAAATGTATTCAATGCCTGATATAAGTTGTTTTCAGTGCTTGCCTTTATAAGAACCAAATTATAATTGTAGTGCAGAGCATCTAAAATATAATTAAAATAAAAATCTATTTTTCTTACATCAGCCACATTTGCTGAATATTCAATTTTATTTAAAAATGTTATAAATAAATCTTCACTTGTTATTTCAGAATCTATTTGAGTAAAATCTGCATTTTGTATATCTGAAATAAAATCCTGAATGTTAGTATATTTTTTATATGGATCTGTTATTTGTAAAACATCAAACAATAAAGAATCATAGATGACGAAGCCGACATCTATGTTCTTTTTTTGTTCTATTTCTTTTATAGTGAAGTTAAGTGGCATTATGCCTGATTAACTGCAAATCTTAGAGTAACAGTTTCAATTGCGTAATATGGCTTGAAAGTCAAATCAAGTACAAGCTGTCTTGCATTTATTACTGCCTCTGTATTATTTGACTCGTCGCAAGTTATTCTATAGGTTGAAACTCCATTACCTATTCTAACCCCTTCCATTATGGAAGCAACTGTAGAAACTACTCTAGATCTAGTCTCAGCATTATTGATCTCAAAGAGAACGCTCTCTAGAATTGGTCTTACAGATCTTCTAATATGAAGAAGAAGTCTTGCTACGTTTAGATACATTCTATCAGCGTCAGTTGTTTCAGCTGTAGCGTTGCCCATCAAGAAAATACCATCATTGCCATAAACACCGACGAAAGAATTAATTCCGTAAGTATTATTTAAAGTTTCTACATCGGTAGAACCAAACTTAGGAGTAATATCTTTAAAGTTGCTAGGTAGAATTTGACCTCTTTGAACTCCAGCAGGAGCAATCCAAGGATTAAATGCCTTATCAGTCCTGGCCATTAAACCAGCAGTATCGGATGTCATTAGAATATCGACTGGACCAGTTGAAGTTCCATATAGTCTGTCGATCTTCTTTCTTCCAATTACGCTGAAGAAAAGATCGTCATATGCGGTCACGCCAGCAATTCCAGTTATACCAGCATAGTCATAAATTGCCATTGAGTGGCTTGGATAAGTGCCAGTTGTTCCTGAATGATATTCGAATGAAGAACCAATTACACCAATGCAATCTTTACGAAGTGCAACTACGCGAATTACATCATCAAATTTATCATTTCTCTGACAGAAAACCGAATCGAGATTTAAATTTGTATTGTTTAGCTGAGTTGCACCAGTAGCAGCGACCAAACTTCCTCCGTATCGGAGATAATTAATCATTGCGTGTAGTTCTTTATCAAGATCTGTATTTCCGCTAAATCCTGCGGCAGTTCCAGCAAATCCAGAAGACGTTCCTGCCAAAACTGAGGCATCGAATACGCCAAGTATAGAATTTACATCATTAAAAATTTTGTATTCTGGCTGTGGGCTATCGTTGGCAACTAGTTTTGAGTATAAGGATGCTCCAGCAAGGAATCCAGATAAGTGTTCTGATGCCTCTGCTTGAACTCCTAATTGAATGTTTGCTGCTGTTTGAAAAATGTTGATTGTTGGCATATTTGTTTATTCCTCAGTAAACCAAAGAGCATTATCTTCTTTAAATGTGTTTTCTAAATCAAATTCTTTAGAACCCATAAAAAAGGTTGTATTCTCTTCCTCTTCTTTCTCTGTGGTATTTATAATTTTTTTTCTTTGCATGTCTATGATCTCTTCGAAGTAACCCTGCCTAGTTAGCCATCCAAAAAGAACCAAACACATAACTAAATCGTCTGTATAGCCATCATCTGCGCAAAATGTTTGATTTTTAGAGATAAATGTCATCAATTCTTGAACGATGTCATAATCTCTAACAAGTAACTTATCTTGCTCAATTAGAGTTTTTAAAACAGCACAACCTAATTTTTTGACTGCTGCGCTGGTTCTAACGCCTCTTTGTTTAGTTCCACGCCCGAAGCCTAGTGAAACTTTCTGGCCAGCTCTACCCATCATCGTGGTCTGAATGATGTTTTCGTATTCAAATTCTTCATGCATAACATCGGCAATCTGACCACCGATATCATTTACTTCGATTAATAAATGGGCGTTATTATATTTTGTTGCTAGAGCATATAACTCAGGAGGGACATCGAATGGGGAAATGGTATTATTTCGATACCTAGCCACAACTCTGTGTGGCTTTTCAGTAGAATCAATTACTACCATTGCCGTGTAGTCTCTACCTTGGCCTCTAGCCGTATCCACCATGATGAAATAAGCATGCTCGTCTTTCGGTTCGTCGTAAATGTAAAGACCCCCAGGATCTCTTGACAAAGGTTTGTCAAACTGCAATAAATTTAATTTACTAGCACTAATAAGAGTATTTGAAGAACCAAGGAACGAACATTCAAATTCTTGCTCAAATTGCTGTTCGCTGGTCTGAGCAATCATCTGCTGCTTCCATTCTTCATCCCTCAGAGGCCCCCCAGCGTACTTAGGAACCTGTCTCCAGGATACCTCTATAGGGACATACTCGTTCTTTCCTTCGTCCCCAGGCTTCCGTGTAGCCCCCTTCCAGAAGCTATAGAACATGTTCAGGCCGTTTGGGGTGGATACCATGAAAACCTTGGTGGTCTGACCTGATGTAATCGTGGGATAAACTGAGCTAAAGAATTCTTCAGCTACGTTCTGGGGAACGTGAGCGAACTCGTCCAAGAAGATTAAGTTAAAAGAACCACCACGAACAGCAGATGATGAGGTGGCAGAGGCCATGACCTTGGAGCCATTCTCCAAGTGAATAGAAGTCTTGTTCCATTCGATAATACCCTGCTGAAGCCACTTGGGAAGATATTCGTAGGCTAGACGAAGTCGGCCAAGAATTTCTCTGGCTGTATTCATCTTGTTGGCCAGAATACCCACGCTCATGCTCTGATTAAATAAAATATAATGTAGAATGAAGGCTACAATCGTGGTGCTCTTACCAGACTGACGAGGCAGTTTGGCAATGATATAACGATTGTCATGCATTTTCTTGACCATTTCCTCCTGATAATCGTATAGTTCGAATGGAACTAGACCCTTATCCAGAGACACGACTTTGATATATTTCTTGATAAAATAAATTGGATCCTGAGAGCAACGGACATATTCCCGAATCTGTTCTTCGGTATAGTCAATCTTTACTCCAGCTTCTTTTAGATTTGGATTACCTAAGTAACCTTTAAATTTCCTTGACATTCTTTACTTCCACATCAATTATATCTAAAGCCTTTTTCTTGCTCCGTTCGGGATTGATTAGATCCTGAAGATCACTAGTTGAGCCAATGAAGAATGAATTATTAGTTGTGTTTACTGTTGTCTTATTTGCCTCTGATTTGATCTTTTCCAATTCAAGAAGATCTTTATTTATTTCAGACATTGTTTTTAACATCTGAGTAACTACTTCGTAAGCTCTAGGTGAATCTCCTTCTGAGGCTACCTTTAAAATTCCATCAAGAGCAACCTTTGACTTTTCAATTATTTCGTATAAATTTTCTTTTGCGTAATTATAATCATTATCGTCTTTTTTGACAATATCAGCAGAAGAAGTCACATCACTAGACTCTACATTAAAAAATTTATCTAAATTATTCATTAACAAATACCGTTACATTCCAATCTTTTTACAGTAAAATATTTATTTTCTATTGTGGAACCATTTTTAATTATAAGTAAGAATTTTAAATTTTCTGTTATATTTTGTCCGCAATAATTTAATGTATTGCACATAGCAGAAACCATAGAAGAAACTTGGTTTGCGGTCATTGAAGAAGTTGTGGATGGTACTGCTAAAGAATAAACTACAGTGCCATCATAAGCTATTTTTAATTCTGTTATTGACTCTGCTAAACCAACAGAAGTCCAAGTGCAAGTATTTACAAATGTAGTATTATCTGCTGGAAGACTTAATGCTGATATTCCAAAATTATCATTTATTTTTATACCATAAACTGGATATTGTGTAGTTGGATCTGAAATACTATCTGGAGATTCCATTATAATTGTATCATCATATTTATCAATCACCTTTGCTTCTTTTATTTCTCCAAAAACAAATGATGATGCTAGAAACGAGAAAGAAGCAGTTACCATTCTCCTAGAGGCAAATGATCCTTCGTGATCATCTATTAATCTAAATTCTCTATATGAGATTGGTACATTTACATTCTTAAAAATATCATTAAAGTTAATTCTTATATTGAATTCTGGATTAAAATATGGTAAAACTTGTTCCATTACTTGAAAAATTTCATCCAAACTTCTAGAATAAAAATATACATTAAATAAAACTTGTATTGGCGTTTCTGAAAAAGTTTTTTGTGTATCATTTAATGCGCCAGCACCAGTATATGTACTAGTTGTAGTTGTTAAAGTTTTATTTCTTTTTCTAGTTGGATCATATGAAACAGCAAGAATATCAAAGCTCATATATGGCAAATTTATTTGAGTTTTGACCTTATCACTAATAGAAGAATTTGATTCCAATCTTTTCAAAAATTTTTCTTTTGAAGAAAATGTTATTGGAACTTTTACCTTTTCTTCTGCTCCAGTAGTATCATTTTTTCTAGTAACATATATTTCATCGAATAATGAACCAAAGGCTATTACTAGCTTTCTAATCGATTGATTATTATATGAACTAAACATTAGTAATTGCCTTCAGAGAATGGATCTGTTTCAGTAAAATTAATTATAGGAGTATCTATCTTGCTTCCAGCACCAGTAAATCCTCTCTGGAAGTCTAGTGGATTTATTTCTCCAGCTAGATCTTCTTTGATTACATTGATTGGCACGGTCTTATCAGTATCACTTACACTCAAGATTCTGAATGTAGATCCAGAAACTTCGCTAATTAGAACTGTTGGGCTATTGAATGTTATACCATTTATAGCAGCCATATCAGCACCCATGGTAGTTCCGCCTAGATCAAAATCAAGCATCCTGAAGTATGCTGTAGTTCCAGTAACAGTACCAGATACTGCATACTTCTCTCCGCGCACTGCCTTGTTGTAAGCTGCTGTAAATCCTGCGAAAGTAGCACCTAGAACAAAATTGTAAACATTTTGCTTAGACTCGCTTAAAGTATCCATCTCAGAATTACCAGTTTCAAATTGTTCAGCTGAGTAAACAAATGTTTCGCATATCAGAGTGAAAATGTAATTTTTATCTAGTTGATAGAATGGAAGTTCATGCTCTACAAAGTTTATTTCAAATATAGTTTTACTTAGTGGAAAATAAATTAGATCTCCTTCGTTTGGACGAATGATATCAGCATCCTTTGTAGTTACTTCTTGATTAAATCTTTTTTTGCTTATAATTAGATTTAATTTATCTTTGACCTCAATTCCAAACTTTGTTATTATATCAGTTCCTTCAAATCCAGAAACAGAAGCAACATATACTTCTATTGGGTATGCCTTTGTAAATTTGTTTAATGGATCTTCTCCGAAAAGCCTATCTAAATTTACAAATTGTCTTGGAATATACCAGACATTTTTACCCATCATTTTAATGAGTTCAACAATGTTGTCTTCTACAACATTTTGTTCTGTTTCTTTAAATCTAAAATATGGATTTAATACCATTTTTATCCAGTCATCATATCAGGGGGTAGTTCGTAAGAAGAAACTATTTGATCTTCTAGTATTGCTATTTCCTGTACTGCTTCGGCAAAAATTTGGCCTCCGCGCAAGGAAACTCCACCGGGCAAAGAAACTCCGTCATACTTAGATAGATTGGCTCCCCACTGCTTCTTAATTAGAGCAGTAAAATATTTTTTAAGCATTCTATCATTGTAGATTTCTGGATAGGTATCTGGATCTAAGTTTACATATCCTTCTATTGCAATATAGGTTCCTGGTGTCAAAATTGACCAGTCAGTTTCAATGTATAGTTTATTAGTTACTTTATTAAATCTTATAGTTCTTTCTGGATCAAACATCATTTCTATAAGTCTAATATATCGTTTTGTTAAATCGTAGTTTGCTATTGGAGCAGAATTTACAAATCCAAGATTTGTATTTATTCCATAAACATCGTTCAATGCAAGCTGATATCGAATATCAAAAAGTTCATTTGCGTTCAAAGATCCGAATGGAAAAACTCTAATTATGGATAATAGGTCATATCCATTTGGATTAGAACCAGAAGTACCAACTATCGGACCTAAATTATCAGTATTGATAAATTTATTTGTGATATCCGTCTGGGTCAAGGCATAGCTGAAATATGCTCGTTCTACCCCATCAAAATGACGCTCTGCAAAGAATTGCAAAGCGTCATCAAGACGATCACTAGCCTGTTCGTAGTCTACATTTATTTCAACTACTGGTGCTCCAAGCTGTCTATATGCATATTGAATCAGCGAGTCTCTTGTGTTTGGTTTTGCCATTGCAAATATTTATGCAAAGCAAAAATTAAGTCTCTGGTGTTGGCCTATTATTTCTAAGATCTTCTAATTTTTTTATCTTCATTTCTTCCAGTTTTTTCATTATTTCTACCACTTCTGGTGGTGGTTCTGGAAGAGTAACATCTACTTTACTAAGACTCTTAAAGTCTATATTCTCTATATAATGCTTCCTCGACTGTGGTTCTTCTGCCTCTTTAGGATCACTAGTCTTGTAATTACTGAATCCAGGCATTCCAATTGGACAGTTAAGGGATGGATAATCTAATTTACTGTATTCTTCATCAGAAGAGTTTAGCCAAGTTGATTTCTTATCTCCACATCCACATCCACCACAGTAAAATTTACCATCTGTAGATGATTTTTTTAGATGAACACACGGCGGAAGCTCACCTCCAGTATCTTGATTACCAAAGCAGCTGAGAACTCTCAATTGCTTTAATGGTTTATCAACCTTTTTATCTTTCATTCCCCTAGATGCCATTGCTATGGAATAGCCCTGAATCATACTTAGGGCTTTTACCAACTTTCCCTTCTCTGGCATCGGGGTATCTGAAAATTCTTTCTTTTGCTTATTACAACCACAACCCTTTTTTTCATCTGACATAATTCACCTCAAATAGTTAAACCATTAATATATTGTACTCCAAGTGTTGATCCTGTCAATGTAAATTTTATTACTTTATTGAATGTGACATCATTGAATCCAGAAGACCCAGTAACTGATAAATTTTCAAAATTTAATTGGAATCTATCAGCACCGCAAATGGAAACACTTGGTGATCCACTTGATGTATCATACAGAGAAGAATCCTCTGAGCAATCGATATAATCACTAGAGAATGAAATCCCAGCATAATACTCAACGTTTGACGTAGGATTCAAGAATGCAGCTTTATCATCATTTAAGAAGAACCACTCTTTTAATCCAGATGGTAGTGTTAGTAAATACCATCCCTCATTAAAATTGATTGTTAATCCAGTGCCAGATGAGAATGTATATTCTACTAGTTTATCGTAAGTTCCTCCAAGAGGATGAGTCTTTGGGAATAGTGGCATCGCGCCCTCCCATGCTGGCCCACTGCAAGTTTTACCTAATAGCTCATTGAACCACTCACGCATCATAGTCAATGTAAGAGTTTGTTGTATTAAAGCATTTTCCTGAATTTCATTCAGTTCAGAAGCTTGCAATTTTGCTCCTGGCTTAAACCCAACAGAAGTATAGTTCTTTTTAGGATCTAAATCTACATTCGATCCCCAGGCTCTGCTTGAGTATGGGTAATTGGTTAATGGGAATTGATTATCAAATGGGTATGTTGACATATTAAATCTTGAATGTTGCTACTATATTATATGTAGATCGTGAACTGTTTGCTGTAACATTAGAAGCAAAAATTACAGGGCAGTTATTGAAACTAAACTGAGGATTTGTAACACCGCTGATTGTTACAACACCAGAAGTCTTATCCGAATTTTGAATTGGTAATGTTACCCCACCAGTAACAGATGAAAAATCGTAAGATGAAATTTCAGCGTTTGATCCCTCTATAAACGCAATCGTATAAGCAGATAGTGGATATTCTGCTAAAGTGTTATCATCAACATTATTGAGAGGTATTTCCCTTGATAGCTTATTACTCAGGAAATTTGCATCTGTTTGGACGTTATCAAAGACAATAGAATCCTGTGTAAGTGAAGCACCAGATGTGCTAATACCTACACTAGCACTAGTTTTCTTGGTTGGTGCAGAATAACTTCTATTTAATACTGAAGAAACCTTTCTACCATCAAAATAATTTATTCCTTGATAGATTGCAGCCGATTTGAGATTGAATACTGCGGTTGTTTTACCAGTTATAGAATAAATTTCAGATTTTGAAACTGTTACTTCAACTGCTAATGTATCTGGTCTTAAAAGAGCGTATATGTCTAGATAATCGTCGGCCTGCCCGGTTGGTAAAAGGCCAAATTCTATACTAGCCAAGCATTTGGAAAAATCTCCATTTGGACTGGTCCCAATAACGCTTGAATCATATAAACGAATTGCTTCAGCGTATGTGCAGTTATATGGACTGTCTTCTCCAACAACTTCAACACCTATAACTTTAAATCCCAAATTTGAACCGACATATTCAGTTTTTAAATATAATTCAAATTTATCCAGTACTCCATCAGTTTCTACATAAACTCTTGGTCTTTCAGAACTGACATAATAAGACTCACTTGGATCATCAAACCAAACAGCATTTATTATTTGACCAGATTTAAAATATTTTTGTATTTCAAAATTTCTTCTAAAAGTATTGGTAGATGAATATTGGGTATAAATTGAATTAAAGATATCATATTTTGTATAAACAGCAACAGAAGAATTACATGGGGTGCATCCAGCCGTTCCAGAATAATTAAAGAATCCTCCACATATTCCTAATAGTCCTGGCTTGTACTGAGTATGAAGATCTGTTAAATTTCCCATCAAACGACAAGTCCATTCGTTGGGAACTGTATGTGCTTGAACTAGATCTCCAGCATTAAGACAAATACCATTTATTTCTCTTTTTTCTTTTAGATAGTAGCAGCATGTTCCTATACTAGCTCCTGTAGCATTGCCACCAGTAGGACCAGTAATGTCTATTGTAGAACCTTTAAACTCCACTAAAGCTTCTATTCCACGAATATGAATCCAGTCTGTAAGTGGTGATCTATCTTCTCCAATTTTGACCCACTTATAGCCATCATTAAAGCTCTTGAATTCTCCGTCTATACCATTTGGAATATATCTTGATACACCAGATCCGAAATTACTCTGACGATTAAACGATGGACTCTGAGTGCATAGATAAATTCCATAATTATTTGGATTGTAAACGACACTTCTAATTGGATCTATATCCGGGCTATATGGATAATACACAGAACCAGCTGTCCAATTATTTCTTGGATAAACAGCTGACATGGCATCAGGGCTTATTCTGACACCGAAGAATGATCCGTTACTCGCTACATTAGAAAGACGATTTGAGTATTTGCTATACCCAACATCAGAAACATTGAATCCAAAGTAATAATCATCATACTTAAAAGATTCATTAATAAAATCAATTACACTTTTAGACACTAATTTTTCTGATTTGTTTGGGGTAGTCATGGTTGTCTACTATTTATTTAACTTAAAGTTACCTTTACGGTGCTAGGTGTTGCCTTAGATGCTGTTGTAAGTTGTCCAGAAATTAGCTCCTGTTCTTTAATCAAATTCATATTAAAGCCGACTGGTTTTAGCATGGAAATAAAATCATCTTGATATTTTTCATTTATCAATGATAGGAGCAAAATAGAAAATTCTTGGTAATTCGCACCATCTGTAATTGTTTTATCATTTAGAGGAGATGCGTTTAAGACAAATGTTTCATCTATCCCAAGAACAAATCTATAATTATTTTCTGGGAATAATGTTTTCAGAAAATAATCATAAGAACTTTTATTTCCTTTATTGCAGATAAATCTACTTTTATTAGAAATCAAAAACTCTCTGAGTTCATCTTTTTTAGTTTCGTAAAAATCTTCAAAATCAAAATCAGAAAATAAAGAATAATAGTATTGCTTTATAGATTCTTCATTTGTAAAGAATACATTTTGAAGATATTCATAATTTGGATATAAATCAAGACCATTTTTTGAAAAATAAAAGTTATAAAACTCTTGTATAAGTTCAATAATTTTTACATTTGTATTTGTCTTTGATTCCTTTATTATCCATTTTGGAAATTGATCTTCTATAAAGTATCTAAAATTTAGATCGTTTCTGACTAAATTATTAAAATTATAATCTGATTTTAGCTGAGACAAAACATATTCGGCAGCAGTATTGAAATCATACTGACTGGGCGTTTTTTCCTCTGCTATGGTTGGATTAAAAAAGATTATCATGTTATTGTTATGGTATTTACTTCATATGCAACAGCCATGTTATTAATAGGATTTATAGAATCCACACTAGGAGTTATAGTAATATCAAATTCTTCAGTTGTATCTACAGTATCATAGAACATTATAAATCCAGTAGTTGGGTTGAATATTCCAACTTTCTCGTTAACTGCTGTATTATTGCTAAGATAAGCTCCAATATACTTAAATCCATTTAACTCAGGCACAGTAACAGATGTAGATTTAAATTTTACATTGCTAGTAGAAAGATTTGTAGATACTAATTCAGTTTCAAAGCTTGATATTCCATTATAGAAATATACAGTTTTATCAGTATCTAAATCCAATGTTTTTGTTAGAGTAATTGTTATATTTGAATCTTTTACAGTTAGTCCAGGATCTGTTTCAGCAGCTAAAACAATCAAATCGGATTTACTCAAAGAATTATTGAATTTGTTTATACCATACGCATCTTCAATATTTTTCTCATAATCATTTCTTATTTGAGTTATACTTTTATTTGTTTTTTTAGTATCTCTTGTACCAGTTATAGTTATTGATCCAGTAAAGTTTTGACTTTTCTGATATTCAATCGATAAACCATAGATTGCTTTGTTCTGCAATATTGTCTTTATTGCAGAAACATTTTGATCATCAACCCCCAAATCAATTATAGAAAAATAAATTTTTCCATAATTATTGTTATAATTCTGACCGTCAAAGACTGATATCTTATTGCCTATATCAGTATAACTTGTTAAATACCCGGACGAAATTATTGCAGCTTCTATATCAGACTTGGTAACTAGAGCATTATAACCATAGTATCTTGGAGCAACATATTTTAAATACTCTAAATCTGGATTATCAAATCCACCGCTTGAAATATTAGAAGTTACAGTTATATTAGTTGGCAAAGAACTACTATCGTTTGAGATAAGCTCTACGATTATTGTGTCGTTTGCCCTTGATCCGGAAGAAACAACGTATGAAAGTAAAACAGTATCAGTTACCTCTACAGACTTACCTATAGAATTAATATTCTGATCTTGGTAATTTTTACCAAACTTTATGTAGTAATTGTTGCCCTTCTTGACTGTAAAAAATATTTTACTTTCTTCGTCTGTATTTTGTATTGGATTATTAGTGTAATTAGTCCAATATACTCCGTTTACAGAAACGCATATAGTTCTTAAATCTACCTTAGAGTCTTTTATTTTATATTCTTGGTTTTCATCAATAGTTATAGGTAAATTTTTTACCAAACTGTCACCAGCGTAAAATGGTAAAGTAGTGGTTGTATCCAGAGTTACAGTGTCTCCAATATAATAGAAATTATGGTATATACCACTATTTCTATTTTTACCCCTAGCGATAGAAAATTTATCTACTTTAGCTATTGTACCACTTGTTTTGTTGAAAGTTACCAATGCCATGGCAGAATTAGAATTTTGAGGGGTAAATCCAACTACTTGAAGCAACTTTGAAATAGAGTCATTTCTTTGTGCTGTGGAAATAAAGGATTCCTTATTAACCACATGCATATAATGCAACCATATTAGCGTATTATAACTAAATAGATCTACAAGCATCTTTATCGCAGTACCATCAGAATCTAAATCATACTGCTTTCCAATATCTGTTGATTTTAAATAATCAATTAGATTTTGTTTTAATGCTTCCTTGTCTAAATCTACTAAATTAATTGCATAATTCATAAAATTATTTATCTAAAATAAACTTATATGTATTTGTTGATTGATTTTTGATGTTTTGATCATAAATACTGTATTTTACTTCGCAGTTTGCGGTTCTGCTAGTGGTATCCAGTTTAAGAGAAACATTTTTTATTGATGGTATTGTATTATTAATTATAGAAATTAATCGCTGTAAGCTAGTTCCACGAACAAACTTATTAGTTTCATATTTTAAAGAATTTAAAGATTTGGCATCAAAATTATCTGCTAGTCTAAAATCTCCATTTTCTTTATTAAGAATAACTTTTATTTGTTGATTAGTAAAAGCGTTTTTGGAAACAGACAAAAGTGCTTTATTAGCTGTATAACCAAGGATATGCAAATCTTTTTTGTATTCCATATTTTATTTATTTTTCTATTGTACCTAGCAAACTAATGTCTGTAGCACTTGTACTGTAGAATTGTGCATTTGCATCTACAAATACTCTAGATAAAAGCAATGTGGTTTCAAAATGTCTATCTTTGAATATTCTGTGAGAAGCAGATATAATAAACCAATCGCCATGAAGCTTACCCAACCTCTGAGAAAATCCTGGTTTTTTATCGTCTATTATGAATACTTTTTTGCCCGGTTTTAGATTAAAATTTCCTTCTACATTTATCTCTAATCTTATAGAATTTAAAAAAGCCATAAAAGCCTTCCTCATGAGAGGGGTTTCATATGGCGTATTCCAAAAAGTAGAATGTTTTAAAGCTACAGTTAGGATTTTATGGAAATTTTTTCCTATGTAAGGACAATTACAGCTGAAAGGAGAATTTGGTTCGTGGTAAAAACATCCAAGATAGCTATCATCTAATTTCTTGCTTAATTCATCACAAAATTTAGTCTGAACAAATGCACAGGTTAATGTGCATCCACCAGGTTCTGGTTCCTCCTCTACTCCACCGACAATTTCTCTTGTCTGTTGATCGTAGAAAGCATTGTCGAAATTTGAGGGCCTTAATTTCCAAACCATTTCAGCTGTAAGACCGGGAACTACGGTCCATCCGGCAAAGAAGTTATTAAGGCACTCTTCTACATTTCTTGGTTGATACCCATATATTGCCAAAGGATTGGCACAGGCATATTCTTTATTTTCCATATGCTCTTCTTCGATAATAGTCACATCGATTGGAGTTACGGCAATAGTTTTATTTAAAAATACATTTTTAGACATTGATTATCCAGTTCTGCATTCTTCGCATTGACCTTCAATAGAATTTGGAACGTCAAAATAATATATCACAGGAGATGCCTTCAAATCTGCTGGAGACATGCTCAATCCCTGAATATCCTTTAGACTAACTTGGTACATTTTTACCACTAAACCATTCAATAAATGTATACATGGATCTGATGCCTTTGGCATAAATCCAATAGGAATTATTTTATTTCCTAATGGGAAATTCGTGGCTTTCATGTTTACTCCTGGCCCAGAGAATTGTCTCTGCCCAGAACCAGTTACCGTAATTTCATTGTTGGTTAATTCATTAATATTAAAAGCTGGGAAATATTCAACTGTGTTTATAAATGTAAAACCAGATGTTGCACCAAAAAACCCTCCGGATCTGGCATTATTTGGAATGAATATATCAAAATATGGATGAGTGAACGGAAAATTTACTCCAGTTGATCCGGTTATTGGGCTTACTGGATATCCACATGTACAACCTGGCTGCTGGTCTTCCCCGATTATAAGGCTAGGGAAAACCTGTATAGCCGTACCACCAGATACGCCAATATATTCCTTTGGCACAAATTCTATTTCTTTCCAAGCATATTGGAAAGCCTTTGCCTTTTCTGGAGGATCAAAAATTTCGACAGTTGATGAGTCTAAAGCTGTAGCACCAACTATTAAAGCGTAAAATTCTTCATCTCTATCGTTTATGCAGCATACATTATATTTAAAAATATTCCATTTTTCTTTCAAGTTTCTTAGATCATAGTATTCTTGCGCTGCTGCTGAAATGCCATTTTTAATATCGATAAACAATTGAGCTATATTTTTCTTTACAGTTATTGTTCTTGGATTTTGAGGACTTTCTGGCAAATCTGGATTAAAATTTGGATTTTGTTCGATTTTAGAGTCTATTGGATTTAATTCCTCAATATCAAACATAGACTGCCATTGCGTATAGGATCTTCTTGAGCTAGCATTGCTTTGTAATGTATTTCCTTGTTCAGAATATAAGCTATAAGACGGTTCATTAAAATACGAATTAAAATACATGTAATCCAAATAACCCCATTTTTCATCATCATAGAATCTTTTTGGTGTTATAGACGCACCATAAGTTTGACCTACAATTGGAAAAACGTCAAAAGCAATATTTTTATATGGATTTAATAAATCTGGTTTTTCTGGAGTGGAAGTCCAAAAGCCAACATCTTGTCCAGGATCTTCAAATAAATATTTTCCTGTTTTTGAAATTGGTTTATTTACTGCGTATTCTATATTTCTTATAGTATGACCTTTACTATGATCTAAAAATGTAAAATACGGATTTTCAAAATCCGGATCTATTCTTTCGTAATAAGAAAGAAACGCTCCACTATTTTCCATTTCCATAAAAGAAATAGTTGGATTAAAATTTAAAGAATCTATTTTTACAACGTTTGGAAAATTAAACAACGTATATTTTGCATCAATACTACCATGTTTAAAATAACCAACAGTTTCATCTTTTATTAGGCTATCATATGTTCTAAAATATACTCCACTAAAATCTTTCCAGAAAAAGAACTTTGGTCTTCCATCTACATCGACGGCATTTTCAGTTAAATAATTTATAGTATTCAACAAATTTGACTGATCCAACTTTCTCCCGGATGGACAAACTGGATTTTTAGGTTTTAACCAGGCATAATTGCTAGTAGGTTCAAGGATATGTTTTTCTCCAGGAAAGAAAGTATTCACGACATTGAACATCCAATCTGGAATTATGGGACTCTGTTCTTGGTCATTCCCAAATCCACCAGAAGCACCAACAGAAATTAATTTTATTTCTTCTTCTAAGAAAATTGGTCTTCTATCATTTAAAAAGTAAGAAACGTGAATAAATTTTAGTGCTATTAAATTTGGTTGAGTTCTATCTGCTGTGTCTGTTACTCTATTTGCCTGATATACGACGTATTGGTTGCTTAGAGAAGTATCATCACCTAGAAGTATATTTGTTCCATCTATACTCATGCTTATATAAATGGAATCTTTTCCGCTGGGGTTAAAATCTCCTAAGAAATCTCCGTGATCTCTTATCAATAAAGTTCCAGATGGAATCATATTCTCTATGGATTCTTCGAACATTATTTGTTCGAAGAATCCTCTAGAGTTATCTAAATCTACTATTTGTAGTGTAGCACCAGTTCTATAATGCTTGATGTAAATATAATTTATTATAACATTACTGTAAGCTGCCATTTAAACGATCTCCAATTTCACTCAATTGTTTTTCTAACGGTAGTGTAAATATATCTCTCTTGTTTATATAATTAGAGCTTTCGCTTATGGAAATAAAATCTCCAGTTGACTGGCCTCCTGTATAACCAGAAGATGAAAATTGCTTAGAAACTACTCCATTATTATCAATAAATTCTACAGGGCTATTTCCAAAATCATCAAAATAAACATTAGATAACACCATTCCTGTAGAAAATGGAGAAACTATAGGTTTCCATTCATTTCCTACTTTTCTGATTGTTACATAGTTTGAGGAATATCCAGAGCATATTCCTCTTTGTAAGATTTTAAGTTTGTTTAATTCTTCGTCAACATCCGAAATATAAGCAAATCTAGTTTCGACATTAAATCCAGATGTGGTACTATTTGATTTATTTACAATAATATCCCCAGGCATAAAACAAACGCCGCATAACCCCTGCATCGCAGATTTAAATTTATCCAAAACCGTGTCCAGTTCATTTGTAGATGGTGGTAACTCTATGAACGGATTTAATATATTTGATGTGTATAAAGGCACATAATAATATTCTGAATATTGAAATTTTAACACAGATAGGTTATCCAATAGATAACCATCCGAATGTTTTTCTGAATAAAAATCCGAATCGATGGAAGAAAAATCGTAGTCTAAATTAAAATTAACTATTTCTTTTTCTATACCATCAAAAGAATATTTACTTGTTTTTAATTGATTGAACACACTTTATTTATAAAGAATATTTTAAGGAAGACATGCTGGAATTCCTGTACCAGCAGAATATTCAGATTTGCTAACCAATCTACCCAAACTATCTACTGCTGCTGTTTCAAATTCTTTAAATACTAAAGTTAGAGAGGTTGCAACTGGTTGTCCGCTAGAAAAGTGTGTAGCCCTCTGTTCTGCCACTGGCATTTTATTGGCTTCGACTGAAATTAATATGCACACCATCGGACTTCCTAACCAAGCTCTTGTTAAATCACAATCATCTTCTACAGTATCTCCAGCAGTGGCTATAAAAATATTCCATAGCGGGGGCGGTGTCATTCTTTCTGGTACTGATGCATAATATGGATAGGAATTTACATTAAATTTTGTAACTATTTGGGCTATTGCCACTGCATCAGCCTGTGACTTTGGTATCAAATTAAATGTAAAATGATATTCTCTTCTAGCCTCACTTATTATTGATAACTCTGTTATATTAGAAAAACTTTGCTGTACCGTTGTACTGCTTATATTTTGTATATACATAAGCATTGGATCAATAAATGCTCTTCTAATAAGCTCACTTTCTCCTCCGGGTGAGTTTGCTACTCCAGCAGCCGAAAGCATAGGTCCAACTGGATTTGCATTTTCAGAATATCCATGCTGTGCAGAAAATACCAATTCTGATGGTAGGGGCAAATATATAGTCCTATCACTTCCAGCAGTACCAGCTACAGCACCCCTAGTTCTATTCTCAGCTAAAACAGAATACGGTGCATATTGAAATCCCATTCCATAGAACAACTCACCTACATCTGAATCATTTATTGGAAAAGATAATGCCATTTTACGCTCAATTTATATATATTTTGTGCCATATAAAACAAAATTTTTGCCTGAACATGTAGAGAAATACATCGGAAACCACGGTAAAATACTTTGTAAATCTCTTTGGGAAAGAAAGGTTTGTAAATATTTAGACTTAAACGAAAATATAATAAATTGGTGTTATGAATGTATAAAAATTCCATATATTTCACCAATTGATAATAAAAAACATATTTACTTTCCAGATTTTGTGGTCAAATCTAAAGAAAAAAACGGCACTGAAAGAACGATGATCCTAGAAGTAAAACCAGAAAAACAAACCAAAGAGCCAAAAAACGTTAAAAGAAAATCTTATAAAAATGATTTTATAACATTTAAAATTAATGAAGCCAAATGGAAAGCAGCTGAAATGTTTTGCAAAACAAATAATTGGGAATTTAAACTGTTAACAGAAAAAACATTGTTTGGGACTAATAAATGAGTATTCAACAAATAGTACAAAATATTAAAGATCATGGTGGCATACAGAGAAAAAGTAAGTTTTCTGTATTCTTTGAAGTAGAGTGTAACACAGACGATGATGGTCTAGAAACAAAAGTAGAAAATAAATTGTCATCAGATGATCTAACTAGCTTTCTTCCTCCAATTGAAGTTTTATTTGGGGGAAGAAAATTGGAGTTAATGGCTGATAGACTAACCGGACCAGGATCAGGTAGACTAATTCCAATCAATCCAGATTTTACCAGTCAATATGGATTAATGATGACATTTCCTATTGAGCAAGATTTTAAGCAATTTAAATTCTTTGACAAATGGTTTCGGCATCTCGCTGTAGATTCCCAAGCAGGAGCACCGACATTTGCAAACTTTTATAATAACTGTGCAAGAAATGGAACCATAACTGTAAATTTTTTAAATTATAATGGAGAATTGGCATGCAAATTTATATTTGAAGAAGCTTATCCAGTTCAAATAACACAAGTAGAGCTTAATGCTACGCCCAATAGTGGTCCCGCTACATATGACATACTGTTCAACTACAGAAGATATGTGATGACACCTACTCAAGAACCATAATCAAGATAAACTTTTATGATAAAATTAAATAGAAATTTTCCAATTTACGAGTGCAATATTCCTAGCAAAAATAAATTAATAAAATTTAGACCATTTTTGGTATCAGATGAAAAAAATCTTTTAGTAATAAAAGAGGAAAATAATAAAAAGTTAGTATTTGAAAACATATTATCTTTATTGGAAAATTGTTTTTATGATATTAACATAAATGAAATTACATTGCAAGATATGGAGTTTATGTTCTGTGCTCTCCGGGCAAAGTCTGTTGGTGAATACATTCCAATGTCATTTGAATGCCCAAAAACAAATGAAAAGGTAAAATCTGTCTTAGATATCAGCAAATTAAATGTTATGTCTGGAATTAGGCAGAAAGAAATGACCTTAGATGCAAATAATAAAATAGTTTTAAAAGAACCAACTATTAAGAAAATCTTACTAATTGATGGCAACTTCGACACAGAACACTTTATAAAAGCATCAATTGATAAAATAATAATTGATGATAATTTTTATGAATTAGCTGATATTTCCCAAGAAGAATTTAACTCTATTTTAACGCAACTTACAGTTGGCGAATATGATCAAATAAAAGAATTTGTCAACAATCTTCCAAAGATAACAGCAATTGTAGAATATCAAACAAAAGATGGAGAACAAAGAAAAACGAAAGTAGAGGGCATTTTAAATTTTTTTACACATGCCTATCGCACATAAACGTAATTTCTTATTTTAAGATTTTACATTTTCTGAGCGTAGGCGCAAATATTTCCATAGAGCAGAGCGAAAATATGTTTCCGTGGGAAAGAGAAATTTATATGCTACAGCATAAGACCTGGTTAGAGGACGAGAAACTGAAGAATGAAAAACGAAAATCCGACAACAAACTACACTAATTACGATTTTTTAAATTCTAATCCAAACAAGGATCAGTTAATATCTTCGTTTTCTCCAGTTTCCGATGAAGCTATTAGTCCTACGGAACAAGAAAATGAAAATACAGTAGGCGAAAATCCAGTCGAATATCAACCAATAGATGATATTGATACAGTAATACCGCAAACAGAAACACTAAGAGTAGTAGAATTTGAACAAACATTTACACAAATAGCAAATGAGAATAATATAACTACAGAAAATTCTATAGAGCCGATAGATTCTATAGAATTTGATAATGAAAATTCTATAGAAAGTTCTTTTGAAATACCAGAAATTCAGTCTGGAACAGAAATAGTTTCTGATACTGAAATTATAGAAACTTCTTTGGAAGTAAATGATTTAACTCAGGTTGAAACACCAGCTCTGGACACTTCTAGCAACACGTTTGTTCCAGAAGAAGTTCCTACTCTAGAGACTGATAGCAACACCTTTCTACCAGAAGAAGTTCCTACTCTAGAGACTGATAGCAACACGTTTGTTCCTGAAGAAGTTCCTAGTTTAGAGACTGATCAGAATACGTTTGTTCCTGAAGAAGTTCCTAGTTTAGAGACTGATCAGAATACGTTTGTTCCTGAAGAAGTTCCTAGTTTAGAGACTGATCAGAATACGTTTGTTCCTGAAGAAGTTCCTAGTTTAGAAACAGACAGTAACACGTTTGTTCCTGAAGAAGTTCCTAGTTTAGAGACTGATCAGAATACGTTTGTTCCTGATGAAGTTCCATCGTTTGATGCTTCTTCAAATAATGTTGTAAGTGAAGAAATACCATCGTTGGAGAATATTGATAATACTTATTCTCCCGAAGAAATTCCAAATATTGATGCATCTGTAAATACATTTGATCCGGAGAAGCCACCAGAAATAAAAATAGAAAATATTTCTTCGCAATCGATAGATGAATTAATTTCGCAAGCAAGAGATGTGATGGAATCTAAATTAGATCCTTTAGCACAAAGAATTTCTTCAATAGAAGAACTCGTATCTAAATTTCAAACCACCAAAGCTAAAGAAGTAGGATTCAATACAGTCAAACCATTTGCAAATCTGATGGATAATCAAAGAAAAGTTAATATAAAACCTGGTTTTAATTCAGATTTGACAACTACTTTGTCAAAAATAAAAAACCCTCCGGTTTGGAGGGTTTTTGGAAACTAATCTATATTAGTCTTCCTTGGCTAGTCGCTTGAAGTATTCAAGCGCGTCCTCGTCTTCGTCGGGTTTAGGAGCCTTACGAGCAGGAACAGCCTCAGCCACTTCGTCCTCGTCTTCCGCTCTCTTTGCGGCAGGGGCAACACTGCGAATATCGCCACCAAGAACATCGTTCAGCTTCTTCTTGAGTTCGTCGTATGACTTGAACTCACCAGGAGCAACAAAGTCCTGAAGCTTGTACAGAGTCTTCCACAGCTTCTCAAGCTTCTCATCATCGCCCTTGTAGAGTTCGGTAGCACCATCAAACTCCGACTTGTCGTAGTTAGTGTACCCAGCGACCTTACGGATTTTCAACTTGAAGTTAGCACCCTTCCAGAAGTCGAACGGATTGATGGCTTCCTCATCCTTGAACTGAGGCTGCATGGCCTCCTGGATCTTCTGGAAGATCTTCGTACCGTACTTGAAGAGGAACACCTTACCTTCGTTCTGGGGATTTGAAGGATCGCTGACAACAAGAATGTTGCTGATGTAGGTTAGCTTGCGCTTACGGTTACGGGCAATGTCCTTGTCCTTTTCGACACCGCTGTTCCAAAGTTCGCTGTTGGCTTCACAAATCGGACACTTCTGACCAAGCGTGGTTGGGCAGTTGTCGATCAGCCAGCCACCCTTGCCTTGGAAGCCGTGCGAGTAAACCTTGACCCAAGGAACATCTTCACCTTCGCAGGCTGGTAGGAAGCGAATCACGGCATAGCCGTTACCCGCCTTGTCAACTTCTGGCCTCCAGAACCGATCATCCTTGTAATCGGCAGTCTTGTTTAGGTCTTCGATCTTCTTGGTAAGATCTTCAATGCTGGACTTCGAACGCTTCTTAAAATCGCTAAATGACATATAGTCTCCTTAAATTTTTCCCAAGGAACTCCCTTGGCCGATGGTGTAGTATACCAAAGTCTGGTGTTTAGTCAAAAAGGAAGTTTGGCCTTTTTGGGCAAAAGATGCAAATCCCTTCCCTCTTCGACTAGTTTTTCTATAATTGGTTTTGTTAAAAGTTTTGATGCACCTTGTGGTTCCATATTATAGTCTTCACAAAGCTTTAATATAGCATCCATATAAGTAGAATTATGTTTTGAAACATAATCTATGACTAATTTCGAAAATTGATTTTTAAAACTTGGTTCTATTAGCATTTTTTAATACCCTATATATTAGGTTAACTCGGAGAAAATATGTCCATAAATGACGCAAATTTGCAAATTAATGTAGCTGGCGGTGCAACCGCGACTATTTCCACAGATTATGTTATTGATTCTTACGGATTTACTTCTCATGTTCAATTATTTAAATTAGTCTGGGGAAACACTTCAGATGCAAATAGGGTTACAACTACCAACCCATTTCCAACCTATCTTGCAACAACTGGTGTTACCATTAATACTAATGCTAGAATAAGTGGAACAGGAACTGCTGGTTCTGTACCCATAGTCAATTATAGCACAAGCTCAATAAAAGTAAATGGTTCAGGATTAAATAGCGCGGTCATTACCCAGGATCAAGCTGGAAATACTCTATTAACAGATATTCTTGCTGATACGGCGAACATGGATAGTAAGCTTACCAGTGGCGATTTTACAATTAAAACCATTGGTGTAAGTCCATCGGGAGCAACTAGCGGATCATATGTTCGTCTTTTTGATTCTACGACCAATCTAATCGCAGGAGTAACCAATGGTGGTGGAAGTAATGCCCTAATGGTTCAAGTATTAGGAGCACCGATAACTTTAACTGCAAATGTTAATCCATCTGTTGGAATTTACAATAGTGCAACTGGTCCAGTCTATATTCAAGGTTCAACAGGTTCTCCAGTAAGAGTCACTGGGGTAACTCTTGAATCTCTTCTAACTACAATAAATCAGTCAGGAAATTCTGGAGCTACATTCAATTCAAGAATTCCAGTAATTGAAACTTTACTAACTGCTGGTACAGCAAAAGTAAAGATTGATTCCTATACACTAACATCTACAGTAAAAACTGGTTATGTTGGTGTAACCCAATCAAATGCACAATTACATTCTGGATTTACTTGCACATATGGCGTTGATATCAAATCATATCCAACAAATACTCAAATAGTGTTTATCGGAGAAAGCGGATTTACATATGGATATCCTCTAGATGTTGGGGATAGCATATTCCTGGGAGTCTCAAATACTGACAAGATTTACGCCAAGAGTGGTGGTGCGGCAGGAACTACAGCTCAAGGCATATACTTTATAGCAAGATAAAATGGCCAAAAAGACCTCACTCACATTAGTAAAGTCCATAAGCTCTTATGGATTTAAAATGGTGAATTCCTATTCTGATTTTGATCTTATAGGAAAAAGGTTCAATTCATCTCCAATAGTATATTACTATAATTCTTTTGGAAAGGCAATGTTTGATTATTCAAACACAGCCAATACAAATGATCTTGAAATATTAGATATTTTTTTACAGGGTATAACTAATGGAAATACATTTACTGTTTCTGATGGATACTATGTAAAAGATCAAGATGGAATAACATCAAATGTTTCTGGAATTTATCAGTTTGATGGATCTACTGGTGATAATTTTATTTTAACAACTGTAGTTACCGCTGGAAATTTAAATACTGGAGAATACAGATATGAAAGAGATTATTTCATAGATCCAATCCAGTTTACTTTAAATACTGGATTTACTGGTGATACGGCTTATATTATTAAATCAGTTACAAATGAAGGTATAATAGAATCTCTTGGTCTTTACGAGGATGATCTAGTTGAAATTTCATACTCAGGAATAACTGCAAACGTTGATAGACTTAGAGTAGAAAAAGTAGAAAAGACAGATGAGGGAGAAGAATTAATATTCTTGAAAGATCCTATTATAAACGACGATAGGATAGGTCAATATACTACAATTAATGTTTATGTTCGTGGCGATGCAATCAGCGAATATCTAGAAAAAAATAGAACATTAAACGGTACTGCCAGAACATATTCAAGTTCTGGGGAACTATTAGATTGCTTTGAGCAGCAAAATGAGCTTCAAGCTTATCTTAGACAATTCGGTTATGGTAGATCAGAAGTTAGTTCTGTCTGGGGATATGGTGGTAATTGCGACGGATCAAATACGCTAGGAACAATAGAAAATAATGTTTCTATCAGGTACGATTATTTAATGGCAGTAAAAGTTGTCAGAAATGGTTTTGAAATAAATGGAGTTTATAGACCAAATTTGACATTACTTGTAAATAAACTTTATTGTTTTTACCAAGGCGAAATAACAAATTATAATTCAACAAAACCATATCAATTAGTGTTTACAAAAGTTCAAGGTAATGTTAGTCAAAAAAATTTACTAACTAGTAATTATATTACAAATGGAATACCTGGTTATAGCAATGGTTATACCATCTTAAACACAGGAAATGCAATTCCATCATTTTTTTATTACGAATCTTCTAATCATCCGGGATATGGTGGTAGGATAGATATATCCACTTCTAACTTAACAAGACCAAATAATTTTATTTAAATTGACAATCTTTTATCAGTCATTGTTAAGATAAATTTTCTAATTTTATCGATATATCCACGATTTCTAAGTTCTTTGAACACAAGATTTTCTTGCGTAAATTCTCCGCTTTTTGCAATTGCGTGTTTTCTCATCTTCTGAAACTTCTCCAAAAGTTTTTCTGCGGCTTTAGTATCAGTTGTATTTTGAAGAGCATGTTCTATTTCATAGACAGCATCATCTATCTTTTTCTTGAGCAAATCATCATGCTCAAAATCAAGCTTTAGATTCTCTGGTTTGACAATCCATTTTCCAGTCTTCAAGGAAAATACTCCCTGGTTGTCGGGAATTTTTATTTGGCCAAGTTGAGCATAGACCTCAACTTCTGTATTGTAAATTTCGATATCGTGTGTTAATGACCAAATTAATTTCTTATCTTTAAAATATTCTTCGTCTGAGCAATTTGGGATTTTTTTTGGATTTAGAATAATATGAACATCTAAATCTGAATCGTCTGTATAGTTAAAATTAGCATTTCCCCCGGTAAGGACTATATCCTCGACTGCGCTAGTCGGTATTTCGGCAAACTTTAGCCATTCTTTAGCAATTTCAAGTAGCTGTTTGCGGACCTCATCCTTGAGAAAAATATTTACCCAGAACTTCGGATTGAGTTCTGAGTGATACTGGAGAGTTAGATTCTCCCTCAAAAATTTAGTCAAATACTGCATCAGTTGTATAGAATAACTGAACCAGCCTGATCTGCGGTTAGTCCATAAATTCTGGTAGGTAGTTCTAAATTACCATTTGCAACAATTTTTACATGACCAGTATTTAAAACTCCGTCTGCTGATACAAAATCTAAAGTCACTCCCATTGCACTAGAATTGACTCCAGTTAGTGTTACGGCTTTATGGGAGCCTAAAGTTCCTCTGCTTACATTAGTACCCGCAGTTAATGAAATTATTTTAGCTGAATGAAATGTGTCCATGTAGCTATTTATATGAAAAAACCCCCCGCTGGAGTCGGGGGGTTTTAAAACTAATTAATTAGTTAACTCAAAGACGAGTTTTTGCCTTGGAGCAAGTATTTGAGCAATTGTCAATACGCTCATGGATGGCATCAGTCTGTTGCCACATACTACGACGAACATCATCAAGATTTTCGTTGATGGTGCGGTCAGCATGGCTACGCTCAAGTGAGCAGACTTCCTTTGAGAGCCGACGAATCTCTGCAACAAGCAAAAGCCCAGTTAGACCAGCAAAAGCCCAAACGAGTGAAACCTTTGCATTATCAAGATGCAAAATTAGAGAAGCAAAAGCGGTAAAAACAGCAAGCCAACGATAAGTAAAAACATTATTATGCATTATTATTCTCCTTTTGAATAATTTTAGTTAAAACTGAAACAATTTGGTCAATTTTTT